GTAAGGTGCAACTTGATGCTGACGACCTCACGTTCAGTTCAGGCCACACAACGATCAACCTGACCAGCTTGGGGTACACCCCCAGCACTGGTGAGTATGTGGTTGTGGTCAAGGATCATCCAACCCTCAAGGCTGGTGAGATCTATGATGTGATCTGGGATGGCTCCACTGCCAAAGTCCAGGGCAACATCACTGGTGCCACCATTGCCTTTGGCCGCAAGTACCTCTTCAAGTATGAACTCTCGACCGTTACTGTCCGCACCGCCCAACAGGGTGGTGGCCAGAAGAGTGACACTGAGGGTCGTCTGCAGCTCCGCAAGATCGCATTCAACTACGCTGATGCTGGCTATTTCAAAGCCACCGTCACACCAATTGGTCGCGATACGTACACCTATGTGTTCTCTGGGAAAGTCCTAGGGGAGGCTGCGGTTGTCGGTCGTTACAGCATTAGCTCTGGTCGTTTCCAGATTCCAATCATTAGCCGCAACATCGGCACCTCAATCGTTCTAGAAAATGACAGCCCACTCCCAAGTTCATTCCTCAGTGCAGACTGGGAAGGCTTCTACGTCAAACGTAGTCAGGCCATCTAACATCGAAGTCCGTCCTACCCACCTCCGTGATGTCGCTGAACTCAGTGTCACCATGAGGCAGGAGGATCGTGACGAGATCTGGCACCTGGCACGTAAGACTCCTGAAGAGGCTCTTAGGCAGGCCTACCTCCAGTGCAACTACAACCGCACCGTCCTCTTGGATGGTGAGGTGGTGTGCATCTTTGGGGTAGGGGGCAAGCAGGGTGAGGTGGGTATCCCATGGATGCTCGCCTCTCCATTGCTTCTCAAGATCCGTAAGCAGTTCCTTAGGGAGAGCCTTGCGTTTCTCGATGAGATGTCTGAAGGACACACGTTCCTCTACAACATTGCGTGGACAAAGAATACTGAACACATCCGCTGGCTGCGATGGTTGGGGTTTACCTTCAAAGAACCCCAACAACATGGACCAGACGGTGAGTTTTTCATTGAATTTTATAAGGTGATCCAGAATGTGTGATCCAGTAAGTATGTTCATCTTGACGGCTGCTACCACAGCTATCTCGATTGACGCACAACAGAAGAACGTAACGTATCAGAACAAGGTCAATGACCGTCAATACGAAAACAGCATGAAGGCCATGGCTGCAAACGTGAACCAGACAAACCTGGAACACATGCAGCAGCGTGAAGCTGGCATCCAAAAGCTCGAAGAGAACAACCTCAATGCTCGTGGTGCTGATGCCACTGCCGTAGTGTCTGCTGGTGAGAATGGAATCTCCGGTACATCCGTAGATGCCCTCCTAGCTGAACTCAGCGGTAAGAGTGGCCGATACACCAGCTCCGTAGTGACCAACTACGAGAACGCTGAGATGGCCATCAACAACCAACGCGAGAACATCGGCATCAACGCTGCGAGTCAGATCAACCAACTGAAGACTCCCGCTGCTCCTGACTATGCAGGCGCTGCCCTCCGCATTGGAACAGCATATTACGACTACAAAAATCCAATCCCTCGCGGGACACGGTAATCTAAGGAACATTTATGGCGCGAGTCCAAGTGGGGTATGATCCCCGTGCTGAGGCACTGCAAACTGTTGCGGCCCCAAACATTCAAACTGAGCAAGCTCGAAACGATCCGAACTCCTTGAAGGCGGTGCAACTGGCTGCGGCCCTTGCTTCCCCAACCACTCAAGCAGCTCTGTCCGCTCTGCAGCAAAAGCAGAACATCAAGGAACAGGTTGAGGGTGAGGCCGCTGCTCGGTCGATGACGAACGAGGAACTTGAGAAGCAAATCAAGGAGGGCACCATCCTCGGTGTCCAATCCCCAGTACGTGTTGCTGCTATGCGCCACGTCTATGGTGAGAACCTTGCGTCTGGCGTTGAGATGGACGTGCTGTCCAAAGCTCAGCGTGGCCAGTTCGCTACCTGGGAGGAGGCACAAGCCTACCTGCGTGAACAGCAGAAGGGTGCCCTTGAGAACCAGGACGAGTACACCAAGGCTGGCTTTGGTAAGAGCATGGCCTCTGTCACCAACCGCCTGCAGGCCATTACGCTGCAGTCGATGAACCAGAAGGCTGTGGAGTTCGCTGATGCCCAAGCGAACCAGAGGATGCGTGTCACCTTTGAGAAATCCCAGGCCGGTGAAATTCCTGCTGCGGATGCTCCTAAAGCCCTCGGTGATGCCTATCGTGACTCAGTCAATAAGAAGCTCCTGACGACCCCTCAGCAACGTGCTGCTGCGCTGAACAGCACACTCACTGCCATCGCTAAGAGTGGTCGTGTGGATCTGCTGGACGGCTTCCTCAAAGAGAAGCTCGATGCTGGCCAGACGATTGAGGACGTGGTGGGCACAGGTACTGCCGCTCAATACCGAGCTGCTGCTGAAGGCGCTATGGCCAAGAAGCTCAAGGAAGAGGGCCAAGCCCGTCTTGCTGCTGAAGCTGAACGTGGCCGTGCTGCAGTGTCCTCCGCTGTGGACCTCGCAGTCAGCTCAGGGACCTTTGCACGAAACAAAGATGCCATCGCCAATGCTGAGGTGCTCAACCCATCCAGCGGTACGATGGAAAAGATTGGTGAGAAGAAGGCTGGTGAGATGGCTGATGAAGTTATCCGCCGCCAGGTCCAATCTGAGAACCTCCCGATGAACAAACAGGTCATGCTGTGGGCCACCAACGACCGCTTGAACCCTGACTGGTCTAACAAGATCCAGGCATTCAACCTGGCATCGCTGGGCTGGGAGTCTAAGGACAAGAAGATCGGCACTCTGAATCCCCAGAGCAAGGAAGCCATCGCGACCTACCTAGAGATCGCTCAGACCAGCCAAGAGCAGGCCGATGCGTATGCCGGTAAGGACAACGCTAAGATCTTCCGCCGCATCCAGAACGCCATGCGTAATGGTTCCCCTGATGTCGATGCAGCAGCTTCGCTGATCTACGAGGGAATGAACTCAGGTATCAGCACTGACGACTACTCGGTCAAGAAGAACCAGGCAGACAAGATCGTGGACTCCATTGTGAACCCACACTTCTGGTCTCCCTCCTATCGTTGGGCCTCAGGTCTCTGGGGTGGCAACAAGGACCTCAACCTCACGCAGATCAAATCCGATGCCATGGAAATGGTGGGTGACTTGGTGCGTAGCGGCAAGGTGGAACCTGAGAAGGCTGTTGAGCAGGTCATGACCTACCTCGCAGACCCTGCAGTGACCACGGTGATCAACAACACGATCTACTACAACAAGGACCTTCCTAGTGTCCCTGAAGGTCAGAACCGTAGCGAGTGGATGACCAAGTTCATCAAGCAAAAGGCAGCTCGTGACTACGGTGGTGATGCTCCCAGCAAGCCAATCTTCGAGGGCATCAAGACCCCTCTGGATCTCGCTGAAGCTGCGATGCGTCTGGGCGGTTCTGTAGCCCCCGTCACCGAGAAACCAGAAGACAAGGTGTCCCGCATTGGTGACCAGATCCGTTTGGCCCCCAACGTCTACGGCGGCTATGACGCTTGGATTGGTGGTGTGCCTGCTGTCGATAAGGACGGCAAGCGTATCGTCTATTCCAAGAAGGAAATTGAGACCTGGATCGGCACCAACATCGAGACTGAACAGCGTGATGCGAACACCAAGCGCAACGCAGAGATGTCCTACGAAGGCTGGCGCACAAAGGTCTACCAAGACTGGACCGAGTCCAACGCCTCTAAGACCCCTGCACAACAGCAACCAGGCTCTGGTATGGCTGCAATGAAGTACATCACCTCAAAGGGTGCATTCGAGTACCTCAAGCAAAACAACATGTTGGATAAGCCGGTCGATGAGATCGTAGAGTTCATGAAGAAAAAAGGTAAGTAATGGCCAAATTTAATTTAGATGAAGCGAGGACCATTACTGCTGAAATTGAGAAGACGCACGAGATCCCTGCAGGCACACTGTTCAAGATCGGAGGCATCGAATCCAGTTTCGACAGTGATGCCGTGTCTGACAAAGGTGCCCGTAGTTACTTCCAATTTATGGAACCTACGGCCAAGGCCTATGGTGTTAAGTACGGCGACTTCCGGTCTGAAGCTGATGGTGCCGCACGGTACATCAAGGACAACCTGAAGAAGTACAACGGCAACATGAACATGGCGCTGGCGGACTACAACGGTGGTCCTAGAGCTGCCGCTGCGTTGGCCAAAGGGAAACCATGGCCTGAGACGGTGGACTACCTGAAGAAATTCAACGGTGGTTCTTACACCCCTCTATCTCCCCAGTTCACGACCGGAGAATCTACAGGCAAAGGTTTTGGTCCCTCCGCCGCTGGGCTGGCACGAGAAGCAGCCGTCAATGCAGATGAGAACGGAGGCTTCTTCACTGGAGTTTCTAATCTACCTCGTGCTGCTGCTACGGGCTTCGAGCTAGACAACACTGTCTACAACTTCTGGAAGCAGCAAGCCATCACGAGTGAGGCCATTGATCCAAACTTCCAGCGCACAGAGGAGTACACCAAGGAGTACCTGAAGGGCATCCCTCAGGAACACTGGCAGTACATGCTTCAGGGTATGTCGGCCAAGCAGGACCAGATGCTCCGTGCCCGTATGCTCGAAAGCCTTGAGAAGGAAAAAGAGTTGGGCAAGCTGGGTATGGCCGGTACCATTGGCCGTATCGCTGGTGGCCTGGCTGACATCCCCACGCTCATTGCGTTTGTCCCTGGTGCTGGTGGTGAGGGTCTCCTCACGGCCACCTCACGGGTCTCCAATGCGATCCGCATGGGTCTCGTGGGTGGTGCATCCAATGCTGCCATCGAAGCTCTGACTGCAGGCAACCGTCCCAACGCAACCATTGATGACATCTACATGGCCGCTGCCATGGGTCTCGGTTTGGGTGCTGCCGTTGGTGGTGCCTCAAGCCTGGGTAAGATTGCTCAGTCACGCCTGGCTGCTGAGAACAAGGCCCTGGAGAGCTTCGGCTTGAAGGAAGGCCTGAAGGGTCAGGTCGAGGAATTTAAACGTCTCGATCTGGATCTCACCGATACCGGCAAGGAACTCTACCTCAAGCGAATCTCTGACTACACCAAGAAGGCCTCTGACGAGGTCATGCGTGACATCGAGAAGCAGTCCGAGATCATCCGTAGGGAGTTCAAGTTCGACCCTGTCAATGACAATGTCCGAACTGAAACCCTGATCAAGGAAGTCCAGGAAGCTCCTCCCGTCTTTGATCGTGGTCGTATCAACACACCTGACTACGGTGCTGAGGACAAGGTCACCAAGATGTTGTTCCGCGCTGGTGCGGACGACAAGTACTACGACTTCGCCACATGGGCCACAGACAACTTCACGTTCACCAAGGACGGCAAGATCAAGTCCGTGGTTGCCCAGGGTGTGACCAAGGACGACATGAAGGTTCTTGGCATTGCCACCAAGGAAGATCTTGAACGAGTCATCGACAAGGTCCGCCTGGACAAGAACTACCAGAACCTCGTTCGCTTTGCGAAGCAGGAGTCTGGTCTGTCCGTGATGGAACGCCTGGCTCAGTCTGCTGATCCTCGCATCTCCTCGTTGGCCAAACGCCTCCGTGAGCAATTCATTGATGACATCCCTGTCTACACAGTGCGTCAGAAGGACATTGATCTCACGTTCAACCATAAGAAGCCAGGTAGCTTCGCTGGGTTCTACTCCTCGACACGCCACGGTGTGTTCGTGGCTGAGGGTACTGGTGATGGTGTGATGCTGCACGAGCTGCTCCATGCCGCTACCGTCCACAAGCTGGACTACGGTGTTGCTACTCCCAACACCATCCATGGCCAGCTCACGAAGGAACTCGAAGGCCTCTATCAGGATGCCGTGAGGGAAGCCAAGAAGCAGGGCTTCAAGTCCTACTACCTGGGCAACGTCAAGGAGTTCACTGCGGGTCTGTACTCAGGTACGGGCGCGAAGGGCTTCCATGACTTCCTGATTGGCATGAAGACCGCTGAGGGTGGCAACTACCTGTCCAAGATTGTCGATGTCTTCCGTAAGCTCCTGGGCCTGGATGAGACCGACACCAACTACCTGCTGAAGTCTCTCGATCTGACCAACCGTCTGATTGACGAGAAGCTCACAGTGAAGATGGATCGTGGTCCCAAGGTCGGTGTCGACACAATCCAGTTCTCTCCAGCCCACGCAGGTATCCCTGAAGAGACCGCTATGGCTGCAACGAAGGCTGAGGTTCCTCCGATCTTCGGCTGGGGCCTAGGCCTAGAGAACCGCTTGGGTTCCGCTAAGATCCCTGAGTCCGTCCGTAACCTGGCCTCCAAGCTCTTCGGCACAACCGTGGGCTACAAGGATCACTCTGTCGTCAAGGTCAACGCCTGGGATGACACAACCAAGTGGTCCGGTGCCTGGTTCAACCAGATGGCCAAGACAGCCTACCCAGCCTTTGAGGATTGGTTCGCTAAGTCTGGCATCAACCGTCTCGAAAAGAGCAGGGCCTATGAGGACTTCGGTACTCAGGTCTCCAACTACATCCGTGGTATGGAAGGTGACTATGCACCCCAGGTGATCAAGGCTGGCGACTCCGTTCGCAAGACATTGGCCAGCGTGGTGGACTACATCAACAACCCTCTGCACGAGGAAGGTGGCTCCAAGAAGGGCCTGACTATGCAAGAGGTTCGCAACCCTGAGACGGGTGAAGTGACCCTGGTCGGTGGTCTGGACAAGAACCCCAACTACCTTCCACGCAAGCATGATGTGAACAAGTGGAACTCCCTAGTCCAAACCCATGGCCGCGATGCTGTGGAGGGCTGGTGGGCACGAGCACATCAAGCAGGCCGTGAAGGTGTGTCTGATGAGCAAGCCAAGAAGTTCGCTAAGTGGTACGTCCGCACGGTCGAAGAGGCTCACGCTAACCGAACCCAGGACCTCATGGATGATCTCATCCGTGGACAGGATAAGGAAGCCCTCAAGCAGTCCTTGATGATCAACGGTGGGTTCTCTGAGTTTGAAGCCAAGAAGCTGATGGACGACATGTTCCCCACAAAGGAGTCGGACACAGGCCGCACAATGGCCAGCTTGAAGCACCGCAACACGATTGACGAGAAGTACACAGAGAAGTGGAAGATGGCTGATGGCACCATGGTGGATGTCAACATCAACAACTTCGTTCACTCCAACGTCTTCGATGTGGTGAACCCATACCTCCGTAGGACTGCAGGCAGTGTGGCTATGGCCAAACACCTGGATGTCTACAAGGTTGGTGACATCGACAAGCTGATCGCTGATGCCACTGAGAACAAACTCGGTGGTGAGTTCAAGTCTCGTGCAGACGTGGACAAGATGCGTAAGGACCTCCAGTTCGCCTTTGATCGAATCCAAGGTCTCCCTCAGGAAGAGTTCTCTGCTCTCAATAAGTCTGCCTCCATGTGGCACTCCTTCAACGTGATCCGTTTGATGGGTGGTGCAGTGTGGAACCAGGCAACTGAATTGGGGCAGATCGTTGGCTCCATGGGCTACAAGGCCACGATGGAAGCCGCCTCTGAACTGAAGGCATTGCAGCGTGACATCGCTACCGGCAAGGCTCCTGCAGAGATCCTAGATCACCTTGAGAACACCATTGGTGGGGCAGGGTCGGACTTCATCTCCCGCATGGACTTCGGTGCTAAGGACGACTGGGTTCGCAACATGGGCGACACCAAGATGAACCAGTGGCTCGATAAGATCGACACCGGTTTGAACAAGACCGCTAAGGGTGTGCTCGACTACACCGGCATGACTCCACTCATGATCCAGCAAAAGCGTATCCACGCGATTGCCTTGGTCAACCACTTCGTCAACCAGGCGAACGGGAAGATCAGCTCTACGTTCCTCACAAAGGAGCGTCTGGCATGGATGGGATTGGATGAAGCCGCCTCAGCTCGCTTGATGGACAACCTCAAGAAGTACTCCAAAGAAAACCAAGGAGAGTTCTCGAAGTCCCACAAGCTCGATGTGGCCACATGGGTAAAGGAAGATCCTGAGTCTCACTCAGCTTTCATGAACGCGATCCACCGCGAGTCTCGCAGGGTCATTCAGGAAAACGATCTGGGTTCGATGATACCCCTTATGGGTACGACATTGGGCAAGACCGTGTTCCAGTTCATGAACTTCTCGATGCACGGGTGGAACAAGTCCCTCATGTTTGCTGCCAACCATAAGGACTGGACGACTCTGTCTACGGTCCTGCATGGCAGTATGCTGGCCTCCATGGCTTACATGGGCCGCACCATGCTGGGGTCTATGGGTCAGGACGAAGCAAAGCGTCAGGAGTACTTGGACAAGCGCATGGCCCCGAGCCAGATCATTGCCAACTCGTTTGGCCGTATCGCTCAGGCATCCATGTTGCCCAACCTCTACGACACCTTGTCGCCTTACCCGCTGTTCAACGGTATGAGAACCACTTCGGATCTCTCTAGTCTGGCATCAAACCCAACCTACCAGGCCATCAACGGTGTTCTGTCCCTGAAGAAGATTGTCCGCAATGGCACTTCTGATGAGTACCAAACGACATCGAAGGACGTGCAAGCGTGGGGCAAATTGCTGCCCCTCAACAACGTCTTCCCGATGAGCACCTTGCTCAACTCAATTGCGAACGATTATCCGACCACGGAAAAAGAACGCTAACCTAATCCCCTAGGGTAACACCTAGGGGTTTCTTTTGGAGAATTTAGTGGCTTACAGTTACGTCCGGTACACCGGAAACGGCACAACTGCCAGTTACACCTTTCCATTTCAGTACATTAGTCCAGACCACGTTCAGGTTCGCGTTGATGGCGAGACGGCAATCTTCAGTTTTCTGAATGCAAACACCGTCACGATCAGCCCAACCCCCGCTCTCGACTCCGTTGTTGAAATCAAAAGGGTGACACCTAAGGACAACGTCCCAGTGAACTTCACTGACGGCTCTGTCCTCTTAGAGCGAGACCTCGATCTGCTCGCTACGTTCGACTTGTATATCGCCCAGGAAGCTGCTGATGCCGTGGCTGACACCATTAGCGTGGACTCGTTGGGCCGTTGGGATGCTCAGGGTAAACGCCTGGGTAACCTGGCTCCTGCTGTAGCTGCTGATGAGGCAGTGATCAAAGGGACGCTGGATTATGAATATCCTGCGGTTGCCGTGGTTGCTTCTAACAAAGAGAACATCACCATTGTTGGTTCGGATCTTGGAGCTGCTACCGCTGGCAACACGGATCTTGGTTCTATCACCGAAGCTGTAGATACATCCCCTGCCTCTGGCACCTCTCGCATCATTATTGTGGCTGAGAACATAGATGATGTGATCTCCGTGGCTGACAATATGGCCGATGTCCAAGGTGCCGTGACTTCAGCCACGAATGCTGCTGCCTCAGCCACTGCTGCTGCTGGTTCTGCGACTGCTGCTGCATCCTCAGCGACCGCTGCAGGTTCATCTGCCGCTGCTGCTCTGGCTTCTCAGACTGCTGCCGCTACGTCTGCCACGGAAGCTGCCACAAGCGCCTCCTCAGCGACCACTTCGGCTGCATCTGCGACCTCTCAGGCCAACGCTGCGTCAAGTTCTGCGACTTCGGCTGCGACTTCAGCGAGCAATGCAGGATCTTCAGCCACAAACGCTGCAAGCTCCGCCTCAAGCGCCTCTGCGTCTGCTACATCGGCTGCATCTTCGGCCAACACAGCGACCACTCAGGCAACAAATGCGTCTAATTCTGCGACTTCGGCTGCAGGATCGGCCACGGCTGCTGCTTCAAGTGCAACTGCTGCTGCTGCTTCGGAGTCTTCGGTAGCTGCTAACGCTTCTGCCGCTGCTGGATCGGCCACGGCTGCTGCTGGATCTGCCTCTACGGCATCTACGGCTGCAACGACAGCCACCACTCAGGCAACCAACGCTGCATCCAGCGCAACCTCAGCCTCGACTAGCGCCACAAGTGCTTCGTCTTCGGCCTCTGCTGCCTCTGTGTCCGCCTCTGACGCTGCTGCCAGTGCTGCCTCTGCGGCTGCTCTGCTGGATAACTTCGATGACCGCTACCTGGGTCCTAAGAGTTCAGCCCCAACGCTAGACAATGACGGCAACACACTGGTCATTGGTGCCCTGTACTTCGATACGACCTCCGGCAAGATGCGTGTCTACACAGCTTCGGGCTGGGTGGATGCTTCTGCTGCTTCTCAAGCTGCACTGACGGTCTACAAGTTTGTCGCTACGGCTGGCCAGACGACCTTCAGTGGCGCTGATGCCAACGGGCTGACACTAGCCTACCTGGCTGGAGGCATTGTCGTTTCACTCAACGGTCCTGTGATCGTGGGTGGAGGCGATGACTACACGGCCAGCAACGGGACATCCATTGTTCTTACTTCTGGTGCAACCGCAGGGGACACACTGGAGGTCTATGCCTTCAGCAGCTTCTCGATTGCCAGCCTGAACGGGTCAGCGATTACTGACAATACCGTCACTGTTGACAAATTAACTGATATTGATCTTGGAGTTCTTCCGTAATGGCAAAACAATTGAAACTACGCCGTGGTACTACGGCTCAACATAGTACATTCACGGGGGCCTCGGGAGAGGTGACTGTGGATACCGACAAAAAGACGCTTGTGGTCCACGATGGTACGACTGCTGGTGGTACCCCTGTGTTGTCTGCTGCTGCAGGTGCTGTTGGAACCGCTAACATTGCCAATAACAGTGTAACTGCAGCAAAGCTGGCATCGGGCGCAGCTAGAGCAAACTTTGGCGCTGGTGCTGTGTTGCAGGTTGTAAGCGTTGAGTATGGCACATCTATGTCAACAAGCTCGACAACGGCTGTTGATACAGGTCTGTCTGCATCAATTACCCCCAACAAGCGCAACAAGCAAATCCTTGTGTTGGTAAGTCAATCAATCACGCCTCCAACAGTAGGGTCTAACTCGTACGGCGTTGTTCAGATTGTAAGGAATTCATCTCTTATTGCAGCAGACAATAGGGTCAACAACAATACTCAATTTCTCCATACAACTTGGAGCTATTGTATTCTTGATTCCCCTGCAACAACTTCAGCGACAACTTACAAAACAAGAATTTCAACAGGTAATGCTGGATATGCTATTGAAGCTCAGCATGCCAACTTGCGCCCATCTCAAATTACTCTAATGGAGATTGCAGCATGACGAAGCACCAATCAATTTATAAGCTGTATCCTAACGTTGTCACCATTCGTGGTGATGAGGCGTTTGATGCTGACGGCAACCCTGTAGCCTATGACGAAGCTGCGGTGCAGGCGAAGATGGATGCGACTGCGTACATCGAACAACGCGCTACTGAATACCCCCCAATCACCGACTACCTCGATGGTGTCGTGAAGGGTGACCAAGCGCAGATCGACAAGTACATCGCTGACTGCCAAGCGGTGAAGGCCAAGTACCCGAAGCATGAGTCCCAGATGTCACCAGCAGACAGCGTCACGTTTGAAACAATCGAACTAGATGCAAACAAGGAGTACTTGTTGTTGAAAGTGGCGTGTGGTCAAACAGGCGCGTCCGTGCTTATCAACGTGGATGACGCTTACGGCAACAACCAACAAGCCGAGGGTGTTCTTGACGACACGGGCGTGTTCGGATTCTTAGCCGCTATGGGTGAAATGCAAGATGGCCCTCTTGACTTGACTGTTGTTGTGTTCGGAGAACAAGGCGACATTCAGGCGCAAGCAACTTTTGAGCTAGCAAGGGAGGTGTATGAGTAATGCACGTTCCCTCGCAAACCTCCTGACCAGCGGAAAGATCTACGGCACCAAACTCATGGCCGCTGCAGATCTCCCTGTGCTCACCGTTACAGCCTCCAATACCGCAACCGCATCCACCGGCTTAACGACTGTGACCGGAACAACTACAACCCAGTCCACGACTGACGTTGTCGCTGCCACCATCACGGTCGTTAAGTTCACCGGTACGATGCGCTTCAAGGCATCCCACCTGAACAACGGCTTCGCCAACAGCATCATGGCTGTCTACAAGAACAACACCCTGGTGCAGTCCTACACGACAAACTCAGCATCCGCAGTGGCTCGTTCCAACGACATCGCTGTGGTGCCTGGGGATGTCATTCAGTGGCGACACAAGGTGAGCAATGCTTCCACAGCCTCAGAGGTGTCCAACGTCATCGTAACCGCTTCCGACTCCTACGTGGATGCACCAGCCTATAAGAAAAATAGCGAATAACATGGAACTAGAACATCGCATCATTAAGTTGGAACTGAAAGTGGATGACCACGCAGACGAACTCAAGAAGCTCCAGGACATCTCAGAGAAACTTCGCAAGTCCCTTGAGGGGATTGAGAAGACACTCTCGCAGATCAAGTACCTGGCCATGGGTGTCTGTGCGGCATACGTCTCACAAACCGTAGGCCTCGACAAGGCCATTAAGCTGATCTTCGCATGACACTAAACAAAGCTGACGAGAAGGCCCTAGGTGGTCTTCACGGAAAGCTCGCTGAGGTCCTCAAGGACGCTCTCTCCCAGGACTATGGGACAGACGACTTGGGGATCAAGGTTCCCCCTCCTGCTGCTATCCTCAATGTCGCCCGTCAGTTTCTGAAGGACAACAAGATTGAGGCCGTGGCAGTGCAGGGGTCAGCCTTAGGCGATCTCTCCGACCTCCCTGTGTTTGACGATGAGAACGTAGTTCCCATTCGCAAATCAAGTTAAACGACCCACAAGGCTGTTTCTCAGTAATCCTAGGCTAACCCCTAGGGTTACTCTGAAAACGTCTTCTAGACCCCTTTAAACCAATCTATGACCCCAACCAAACATCCAGCCTTAGCTGACTTCAGGATCTTCATGTACGTGGTGTGGAAACACCTAGGACTTCCTGAGCCAACCCCAGTTCAATATGACATTGCCAACTACCTACAGAATGGACCACGCCGGTCTGTCATCGAGGCTTTTCGAGGGGTAGGCAAATCGTGGATCACTTCAGCCTTCGTATGTTGGCTGCTGCTCAACAATCCACAACTCAAGATCCTCGTGGTGTCCGCCTCGAAGGAACGAGCCGATGCCTTCTCCACATTCGTAAAGCGACTCATCAATGAAATCCCGATGCTCCAACACCTCAAGCCGCAGGATGGCCAGAGGGATTCCGTTATCGCGTTTGATGTCGGACCTGCGACACCCGACCATTCACCCTCGGTCAAGTCCGTGGGTATCACAGGCCAGATTACGGGTTCTCGTGCGGATATTCTCATCGCGGATGACGTAGAGGTTCCCAACAACTCAGCAACCCAGATGATGCGCGACAAGCTCTCTGAGGCTGTGAAGGAATTTGATGCGATCTTGAAGCCTGGTGGCCGCATCCTGTACCTGGGCACACCCCAGACAGAGATGTCCCTCTACAACCAATTGCCTGAGCGTGGATACGAAGTCCGCATCTGGCCAGCCCTGTTCCCTGAGATCAAGACTGTGATCAAGTACAAGGGTGCTCTGGCTCCCATGATCACCAAGGCTCTTGAGGAAGACGCTGAGCGAGCCAACAAGCCCACCGATCCGAGACGCTTTAGCGAGGAAGATCTGATGGAACGTAAGGCCTCCTACGGGAAGGCTGGCTTTGCCCTGCAGTTCCAACTCGACACGTCCCTGAGTGATGCTGACCGATACCCCCTGAAGGTTGGTGACCTGGTCATTCAGAACCTGAACCCAGTGATGGCTCACTTGAAGGTGGCCTGGTCTGCTGCCCCTGAGTTGTGCATCAACGATCTCCCCAACGTGGCCCTTACAGGTGACCGCTTCTATCGACCCATGTGGCACACCGATGAGATGTCGGAGTACACCGGCTCTGTCATGTCCATCGACCCCTCAGGCCGCGGTAAGGACGAGACTGGGTATGCCTGTGTGAAAGCTCTGGCCGGTAACCTGTTCCTCACGGAAGCAGGAGGTATCACTGGCGGCTACGAGATGGAGACCCTGGAAGCTCTGGCCTATGCCGCCAAGAGGAACCAGGTGAAGTACATCATCATCGAAGCCAACTTTGGTGACGGCATGTTCACCCAGCTCCTCAAGCCTGTCCTGGCACGGATCTATCCCTGCACGGTGGAAGAGGTGAAGCACAGCACCCAGAAGGAAGCACGTATCATCGACACACTGGAACCCGTGATGAGCACTCATAGGCTCATTGTGGACCAGAGGGTGATCCAGAAGGACTTCGATACAGCCAAGGACATCAAGTACTCATTGTTCTATCAGCTCACTCGTCTCACACGAGATCGTGGTGCCCTGGTACATGATGACCGATTGGATGCCCTGGCTATCGCTGTAGCCTACTGGACCGAGTCCATGGCCAGAGACAACAACAAGGCGGCTCATGACATCCAGTCTGCAGCCTTGGACAAGGAACTGAAGAAGTTCATGGGTGGTGTCTTGGGCTACAAGCCTACCCAGACTACATGGATGAGCAGAGCTTAGACAGATCCCTTGGTTGCCCAATTGGAAAGAATACTTTCTGGGGGAACATCTATCTGGGCACACGGTCCAATTAGGTGCTGGTCTTTGGACCAGGCTGGTTCCTAATGTGTGCTCAGCATGTAGACGATCTCTAACCTAGGTCATCTAACTGCGTAGGCTTCATTAGCTAACTGCCTCTACCATCTCATATCTATGGGGGGTAGGGGGGAAGCTAGAAGCCTATGTGGCTAGCATATAGATTACTTAGTATTAAACTATAGGTTATCTCTAAGGGACTCTCTAAGTTCCTCTCTAAGAGACAATCACCATCATGAGTAAACCAGAAGAGTATAGCCCTGTAGAGGGGCTTAAGGGACAACCTGAGGGGTAGCCTTGGGATGATCGTAATGATGGCTTCTAGGGGTTCCTGGAGGCTTCCTGAAGGGGTGTGCTTAGGGTGACCCTTAGGGGTCCTAAATGTTTCACTGAAAAAATTTCTGAGCCCACCTCGAACATGGACGATGCGCGACTCCCCCCGTGGGGTGCCCTGCTGCCCTCGATTGTTGGCGCTGGGTGCCCTCTAGTTGGCACAAGATTGCCACAAGTGCCGCTAAGTTGTTGATTTATAAGGCCTCGCACTAGCTCTAGAAGCTAGAACACAAGGGAAACCACAAGGGACAACCGATGGTCAGGGATGGTTGTTGTATAAAAACAACACTGTGCTTGATACATCGGTGGCCTTTCAAAGTGTTGTATTTACGCAACAACCACAAGCACACCCTAAGCAACCCACAAGGCTAACCACAAGTTAATCGGTGCGTTTTACCTACCTTATAGCCTTAGACTATCGGCCCTATAGTTAAATTCAATTGGACCACAAGTTAATCGGTGCGTTTTGCATGTATACTGCAGTCTCTCAACAACCAAACCTAAGGACTGACCATGTATAACGTACTACTGAAACTGACTAACGGACAAACTGCACTGCTGAGCCACCATGATCGCATGGCGTGGACGCTAGCAACCGCAAAGAAGCACAAGGCCTTCGTAGCTGCTCAAGTGGCAGCGGGTAAGTGGCCACACGTGCAATACGCTACAATCACAACTGCATAACCTAAGGACACACAATGCCAACTACTAAACAACTCGCTCTCTCTGCTCTGATGCACTTCGCCCTGGCTCTCACTTACGGCACGATCTTCTGCCTGGTGGCTTATTGTTTCATTGGATAAGGTGGACACTATGAACAACCAACGATTTTTAAGTTATTCAGTGACAGACAACGCCACGGGCGAGTCATGGACTGAGAATCTGACAGAGCTGGACGCACGTTTTATCGGTGTCTCTGAGTCTCTCATTACTGAGGGGCTTGGCTTTGATCATTCTCAAGTCTATGCACTGATTCGCTCCTTGAATATCGCGCAAGGCAACCACAAGGGGGAGTTTTCCTACTCTCTGCCTGTCTAATCGCTTGACAACTGACAATTGTTGCCATTAGACAATCATTCTCTTCAATCATTTTAAGGACCACTATCATGGCCGTTTCGCTCTCTAAAACCTCCAAGCTGGATGGAATCAAATCCTGGTCACTGCAGGCCCGTGACACTTGCCCTGGTTCATTCGGTGCGCCTGGTGTCCTGGTGGATGCCTGCAAGGGCTGTTACGCCACCCAGGGCAACTACAAATTCGACAACGTCAAAGGACCACGCGAAGCAAACCGCCTGGATTGGCAGCGCCTGGACTGGGTGGACGACATGGTCAAAGCCCTGGACGACTCGCGTTATTTCCGTTGGTTTGATTCTGGTGACATGTACGCCCTACCATTGGCCGAAAAGATCCTGGAGATCATGCAGCGCACACCCTGGTGCAATCATTGGTTGCCCACAAGGATGCACAAGTTCCCCAAGTTTCGCCAAGTGCTGGCCGATATGCAGGCACTGCCAAACGTAATGGTTCGCCCCAGCTCTGATTCTGTCCTGGGGGAGTTCCTGCCTGGTACTCATGGCTCTGTGATTGTCCCTGGTCCTGAGTCGGTGCCTGCCGGTGCCAAAGCCTGCGAAGCATACGACAACGGGGGCAAGTGCAACGGGTGCCGCGCTTGTTGGGACAAATCGGTGCCCGTGGTGGCTTACCTGGCGCATGGTCGGTCCATGGGCAAGGTCGTGCGTATTGCGTTGGCTGCATAGTTGCCAATTGTCAATTGTTGGCCATGGGCAACCGTGGCCAATTGTGGACACTTTGCAACCAACTAGGATTATCTATGACTGACTTACACCTGCCACCGGCCAAAATTGAGCGCCGGATCTTGGCCAATATTGCCATGTATGAGAACACACCACGCCCAACGGCAACCACCAGGATGCTCGCCCAGCACTGGACGGACTGCCTTAAGTCTCTCCACGCCTACCAGGAGGGGAAAATCACGCGCCAGGCGGTGCCCTTGGACGTTCTCCAAATGGGCTGGGAGATGCCTGCCTGGGGGTTGCGTGATTGAGGTGGTCGCACTGAACGTGCGAATCCTATCAGAGCGCAGAAACCTGGCCGTGCAATGTAGGCACCCCGTTTTCCTGTCGTGGCACTCAGTGGCCAGCTTCAGGCCGGAGCTGTCGTACTACGCCAAGCGTTTTGCGTTGGACCTTGCCCAGAGCGCAGAGACCTGGCCAGCCAATCTAACTGGGCCAAGCTGAGCGCAGAAACTTGGCCAGCCAATGTAATTTCAAACCCAAGGGGTTCAAAAAAGACCCCTTCAGTTTGTGATATACTTTTCACAAGTCCTGACCAGAGGACGTTAATACGCTGGGTGTAGGGGCGGACGCAGGGCTATAGCCGTGACAATCCTACAATCTCTAAGAGTGTGCCTTCATGTCGAGGGCACATCATTGGAGATTATTATGAAAGCAACCATCACACCTAAGGACACCGTCCTTACTCTCGAAATCAGCACTGAAGATCTTGCCCAATTGACCAAGGGTATTGGCCGCACATCCGTTCGTTCTCGCGTAAACGCTGGAATGGAAGAACAGCAAGCGGAGCTACTCGGTGACTTTTATTTCGCACTCGTTGATGCATACGAGAGAGCGAAGCAATGACCACCGGATCTTGGCCTACATGGCCCTTCACCCGCCTGTCTCCCAAAGAGATGGCAAGGCTACTCAAGGCAATTGAGGGTCAGCGTTTGAAGGATGCACCAGAGGCACCTTTATGACCCCCCAAGAGATACATGAGGCGATCTGGGGTCAAAGCGATCAGACCTATAGGTGGTCAGGCACAGGCCTCTACCTAGTCGGGATGGTTCTAACCGCCCTCAACATCTACCCGCTCAACCTTGTCTTCGGTGCCCTTGGTGGCTCCCTTTGGTGTCTCGTAGGCATCAAAGCGAAGGACACAGCGTTGATCGTGGTGGAGGCCGCTTCGGCAGGCATCTATTTGTTTGGTTTAATTGTTTGGAGTACGAAATGAAAAAGTTAGTTTTATGTCTTGGTGTTGCTGCATCACTGTTGTCAGGCTGTGCAGATGACGCACATGTTGCCTCACGTAACCTCAGCAAGGCCGCAGATAACTTTGAGGTCAATCGCCGTGTGGTCTTCTATAACGGCATCACGAGTGACTACCTGCTGTCAATCGAGGGTCTGTGCTCCATTGAGCCTTTGCAAAACCCAGCCCGAGTTGCGGTGATCTGCAAGATCGGACCAACTGACTACAAGAAGCATTTTCTCGGCTTGTCCGACAATGTGACTTATTTTGTCGAGCAGTTGGAGCCGAATAAGGCGAGCACACACTTCTATCGTGTGACTTTCAAGCCCTCCACAATCATCCCTGACATTCAGGTGCGATAATGAGTGACGGTGGCAAGGGTTCAGCACCGCGTCCCATTGAGGTGCCTAAAGACGAGTTCAATAGACGCTGGGAGGAAACTTTCGGCAAACAGAAGCAACCAGAACCAACAAGGTACTGCCCTTACTGCTTACATGAGCAAGAGGAACCTACCTGCTGTGGTCAGAGTGAGTTCAAACTCTACAATGAACTGACTTGCAAAGATCAAGACAAAATTGACGAAATGGAGAACACATGAAAACAGCATTCTTCATCGAAGACAGCCCTGAGGGCCTGATCACCAAGTTCGTATGGCAAGGCAATGGATGCCAAGACAACCCGTCTGACTCCATCGCCATGCACGTTCAGGCCAACTTCATCAACATGGTCAAGGACCTAGAAGAGAAGGGGCTGCTGCGTATCGTCAAGGATCAACCCTCAACTGCAGCTTGATGTAGGCATCACGGATGGCCGCAGATTCAGTGCGGAACGGGCCATCCTCGTCTACCTGGACGACTCGCCCCTTCTTGTGGCGCTGCCAGTACCACCCTCCGTACACCATAAGATCCTCTTGGTCCCTCTCTTGGTTCCAGATCTTGGTGATCCTACGGTCCGCGAAATAGATCTTCACGCCTGCCTTTTTCACTGTCGCGATCAAATTGTTAGGTAACCTCACAGCAAGTGCCTCCAATGATTGCCGTCTGGTAAAAGTGACTCACTGACAACCGTTGTCAACCCCAGCTAAGGTCGAGATTGCGGTGCATCAAAGGTTGCCAACTGGAAACAGTCGTTGACAGGCGAATCCCTATGTGTGAGTCTCACACCGCACAAAACATGCGTTTAGGGAACTACCCATGAAACTAAAGCAAGCAATTGACCTCATGTCTGGAGTACAAAAGGTTGATCCAGACATGTCACTGCAACAACTCCTGTGCTTGTTCTTTATTGCCCAGGAAGAAGAGGGGTGCTCCCTCACAGATGTCGCTAGGAAAGCCAACATAGGACTTGCTACAGCGAGTCGCTACGTTAGCTCTCTTGGTAAGATGAACCGCCACAAGGAAGAAGGCCTCAACTTTGTGGAGTCTTACGAAGACCCAATGGAAAGGAGGAAGAAGATCATTCGTCTCACAACTAAGGGAAAGATCGCTTTGAAAAAGATACTAGGAGAACCAGTATGACCATCACTAAACGAGGTAAGAGCTTCATTGTCTCTGTCGGCAGTGAGCACAAACGCTTTAGGCAGACCTACAAAACACTCGAAGAGGCAGAAACTGCTGAGCTGGAAGCAAAGCTCCGCATGAAATCCACAGGAAGCCCTCTAATCGAGGCAGGAAGGCCCCTAAAAGAGGAAGCCAAGGGCTACACACTACGTGACGCTCACGACCTCGCCTGGAGGCTTATTTGGTCTCAGCACAAACCCGCTGGCCAGAAGACCCACCAAGTGTTCTGTCGTGCAGTCTTTCGTGAGATCCCTGAGCAGACCCTGCTGAAGGACATCACGTTCGACACAGTGCTGGAAGCTGTCGAGGCCTGGGAAGAGGACGGCAATGGTGGCCAGACGGTCAACCACAAGGTCACTCACCTCTCCACCATGCTGGACGTGGCCCTCGACAAGGGGTGGATTGACGGCAAACCGAAGATGCTTCGCCGCCGCCCTGGTAAGCACCGCCTGCGCTGGTTCAGTGAACTGGAAGAGGTCAAGATGCTCAACCTCTGCACCCACCTTGAGATGCACGAGCTGCGAGACTTCATCGTGGTTGGCATCGACACTGGGTTCAGGCGCGGGGAGCTGCTGGGTCTTCGGCCCAACGACTTCGTCAACGGGATGGTGCACCTCCATGCTGGTGAGACCAAGACCGACAAGGCGAGGGCGGTACCGGCCACAGATCGTGTCGCTGAGATCCTGACCCGCAGGTCCAACGGCTCGCGCATCTTCAGCCTCACTCGGGCCTCTCTGAGGTACCAGTGGATCAACCTGAAGACAGCCATGGGCATGGAGGATGACAGCCAGTTCCTGGTGCACACCCTGAGGCACACTTGTGCGTCTCGCCTGGTGCAACGGGGCACATCCTTGGCTGTCGTTCAGGTGTGGATGGGGCACTCCTCCATCGTCACCACGCAGCGTTACTGGCACCTTCGCCCCGACAGTCTAATGGAAGGAAAGAGAGCACTAGAGCAAGTATCAGACGAGCCATTGCTGAAGGTCGTGAACGGCTGACACAGCCCTCTGACACAGCAGTTTTTCTGTGACAAATGAGTGCCATCTTCAGTGATTGTGTCAGGCTAAGTCGTTGTTTTTAAACGACACTCAGAGCTTGAGGTGCTAGTCCTGTAACAGGGGTGGAGGTTCGAGTCCTCTTGACCGCACCAGCCTTTCACTGAAGATACTTAAGAGAACCCCTTGTAAACCATGGGGTTCTCTTTCGTTTGACCACAACTGTTGTCATGTGGAATCAATTTCCCAGAGACATACTATTTCCACACGGTGAGTGTGTGCCAACATGTGCCAGATTTTCTGTGCCAAATTCTTGACCACTGACAATGGTTTGGAACAAACCCGCAACCCTTAGGTTGCACAATTGGATAGACTAAAGGGAAGAACTTAGGGTGAAACCTAAGAATCTTACTTAATGGTCTACTTAGATATATTACTCAATGAGTTACCACTAAAGAGGAACTACTGGAATGCAACACGTTAATCTTGAAGAGGACTTGATGTCCGTTCAGCTCGCTCTCGAAGAGGGCATGACCCAACGGGGTGCTGAGCGTTACCTTCGCGATGTCTCCAAGGCCATCCAAATGGGCCGCGAGGAGTCCACCGCCTATGGCACCACCATCCTGTCCCACCGCATCGCCAAGCTGGCCCAGGCCATTGGTGAGTGGAAGGAGAGCAGCTCGACCGGAGCCGCCGCTCGCTTCTCTGCGACCTATCCCAAGGTCAAGGACGTGGACAACCACATGCTGGCCTTCCTGACCCTCAAGGCGGTCATGTCGGGCATCTCCAGCCTCCGCACCCTGCAATTCGTGGGTGTGGCCATCGGCACAGCCATTGAGGACGAGATCCGATTCGCCAAGATCCGCGAGGAGGAGCGCAAGCAGTACGAGAAGATCATCATCGGGGCCAAGAAGCGCACCTCTGGCCACTACCGCCACATCTACGCTGTCCGCCAGGCTGACCGTATCGAGGATGGGTGGAAGCGTTGGGTTCGCACCGACCGCCTCCATGTGGGCATCAAGATGCTGGACATTTGCATCCAGTCTATCGGCCTGGTCGAGATCACCCACCAGAAGGTCGATAAGGACCAGTCGATCAAGTACGTGAAGGCCCTGCCTGAGACCTTGGAGTGGATCGAGACGAAGAACGAGGTCACCCAGTTCCTGCGTCCGGTGTACGAACCCATGGTTGTCCGTCCCCGTGACTGGACCACCCCGTTCAACGGTGGGTACATCAGCTCCAACATCAAGCCCATCCGCATGGTCAAGTCCAAGAACCGTGCGTACATGGACGAGCTGAAGCACACCGACATGCCGATTGTCTACGAGGCGGTCAACGCCCTGCAGCAGACAGCCTGGCAGATCAACAGCCAGGTGTTTGAGGTGATGACCACGCTCTGGGACTCAGGTTCCGAGATCGCCGGTCTGCCACCCCGTGACGGCCTGCCGCTTCCCACCAAGCCTCATGACATTGAGACCAACGAGGAAGCCAAGAAGCAGTACCGAGTGGATGCTGCGAAAACCCACATGCAAAACCTGTCCATCCTTGGTCACCGCATTGGGTTCAACATGGGCCTGGGCATCGCTCGCCGCTACGAGAAGTTTCGCAAGATCTACTTCCCGTACCAGCTCGATTTCCGTGGCCGCATCTACGCTGTCCCCCACCTGAATCCTCAGGGGTCTGACTTTCAGAAGGCTTTACTTCGCTTTGCGAACGGTAAGCCATTGGGCAGCGAGGGGTGGAAGTGGTTGGCGATCCACGGTGCCAACGTGGCAGGCTACGACAAGGCCAGCTTTGAAGACCGTGTTAATTGGATTCAGGATCATGAAGATGAAATCATTGCTATTGCGCGAGACCCTTACAGCCATCGAGGATGGTGTGGAACGATTGGCGAAGTCGAGATCGACAAGCCCTGGCAGTTCCTCGCCTTCTGCTTTGAGTGGGCCGGATTTACTGAGCACGGTGAGTCGTTCGTATCAAAGCTGCCCGTGGCTATGGACGGTTCATGCTCTGGCATCCAGCATTTCAGTGCAATGCTGCGAGACGAGGTCGGTGGACGGGCGGTCAACCTGGCCCCTGCGGATCTACCTCAAGATGTTTATCAACTCGTGGCCAACCAGGTCATGGAGCAGGTCAATCATGACCTCCATCACGGGACAGAGGACGAACTCAAGCACACGGATGAAGGTGTGGCCTATGTGAAGGAGGGCACCAAGACCATCGCCCAGCAGTGGTTGACCTTTGGCATCACCCGCAAGGTGACCAAGCGGTCGGTCATGACGCTGGCCTATGGCTCCAAGGAGTATGGCTTCAAGGAGCAGCTCATGGAGGACATCATCCGCCCAGCCAAGCAGTCAGGCAAAGACTTCCCCTTCCAGGGTGATGGATATGCTGGCGCACAGTACATGGCCAAGGCCATCTGGGTGTCGGTGAACAAGGTGCTGGTGAAGGCCGGTGAGGCCATGCGCTGGCTCCAGGGTGCCGCCTCTCTGGCTGCATCCGAAGAGCTGCCGGTTCGCTGGACCACACCCGTGGGTTTCCCCGTGATGCAGGCCTATGCCGATCTGGAGAAGCGCAAGGTGAAGACCGCGATCAACGGTCGCCTGGTGTACCTCACGATGTACGCAGAGAAGGACAACCTGGACCGCCGCAAGCAGTCCTCAGGCATTGCCCCTAACTTCGTCCACTCATGTGACGCAGCCCACATGATGCTGACGGTGGTCCGCGCCAAGCAGGCAGGCATCGACAACTTCGCAATGATCCACGACTCTTTCGGGACCACTGCGGGTGATGTCGAGAAGCTCTACCACACGGTGCGTGAAGCCTTCTGCGAGATGTACCAAGAGATCGAAGTCCTGGAATCTTTCCGTGACGAGATCGTGCAGCAGCTCTCGGCCAAGAACCTGGAGAAGCTCGCACCGTTGCCAGCGAAGGGTTCTTTGGATCTCTCTGCCGTGGTCGATTCACGCTATTGCTTTGCCTAAAGTCTTACCAGTTGGCAATGGTTGCACAATTGGAATACCAACATTCAAAAGGAAACACATGTCTACTAAGACCATCACGATGACCTGCCGTGACGAAACCGGTGGCACCGTACAAATCACGCAGCACTTTGATCGTGACTGCAGTTGGATGGCTTTGGCCTACCAATACTACACCTTCCTCGCAGCTATGGGCTACCGCCTGGACACTGAGGATGTTGGTGCGGATGTCGAGGGTTTCATCTCGGCTACTGAAAATATCAATCTCGACTAAGGAATTTTATGTACCGCATTGTTTTTCCAGACGGCACGTTTCGCACCGCCAACTCCATCGCTGAACGCAACTCCATCATTGCTGAAATGAAAGAAGCCTACGCAGGCTATTTGAACTAAGGACTCTATGACTAAGAAAACATCTGCCCCACAATTTGTGACTCCCAAGGGCACCTTCCGCTACCCCGCATTGACCAAGCCAGACTTCGGTAACGACCAGTTCCCTAAGCCTGCTGGCGAATACAAGGTTCAACTGATCCTCTCAGAGGCTGAAGCCCAGCCCCTGATCGAGAAGCTACAGCCCCTCTATGATGCTGCTATCTCCGAGGGCCAGGCCAAGTTCAAAGAACTCAAGGTCGAGCAGCGCAAGAAGCTGGGTGGTCTCAAAGAGAACGACCTGTTCGCTGTTGAATACGACCAGGACACCGAAGAACCCACCGGCAACGTGATCTTCAAGTTCACCATGATGGCCTCCGGTATCAGCAAGAAGGACGGCAAGAAGTGGGAACGCAAGCCTGCTGTCTTTGATGCCAAGGGCAAGCCACTGAAGGATGTCAGCATCTGGGGTGGCACCGTGGGCAAGGTAGCCTTCGAGACATCGGGCTACTTCATTCCAGGCACCGGCGCTGCAGGCTTGAAGCTGCGCTTGAAGGCCGCACAGATCATCGACTTGGTGTCTGGTGGCGGTGGTAACTCCGGCTCATACGGGTTCGGAGAAGAAGAGGGTTACGAAGCGGAAGAATCCCCCGCTGAACAGAATGGCTTTAGTGAAGAAGAAGAGTCCGACAAGGACTTCTAAGAAGCCTCTCAGCACAAACCAGGTCGCACTCAAGTATGGGTTCCGATCTGGTCTGGAAGAGTCAATCGCACAGAGCCTCACCTCGAAAGGGGTGGGGTTCGAGTTTGAGGAACTGGTTATCCCTTATGTGAAACCAGAGAAACCCGCGAAGTACACTCCAGACTTCAAGCTAGAGAACGGCATTATCATCGAGAGCAAAGGTCGCTTCCTCACGGAGGACCGACAGAAACATTTGCTCGTCCAGAAACAACATCCTGAGTACGACATCCGGTTCGTATTCAGCAATTCCAAGACGAAGATCAGCAAGCGGAGCAAAACCACTTACGCCGATTGGTGTCAGAAGAACAACTTCCTCTACGCAGACAAGGACATTCCTGATGCGTGGCTGAAAGAAAAACCAAATGGTCTACAAAGCTAACACTAAGGTCCGTACCAGTACGGATTACATAGCCGTGCATTGCTCGGCAACTGGACCCAAGCAAAACATTGGTGCAGCAGACATCGACAAGTGGCATCGAGCCAAGGGTTGGAAGTGCATCGGCTACCACTTCGTCATCAAGCGTGATGGCACAGTGGAAGAGGGCCGTGAGCTGGAAACCATCGGCGCACATGTCGAGAACTGGAATGCTAACTCAGTGGGCATCTGCATGGTGGGTGGCGTTGATGCCAACGACATCAAGAAAGCAGTCAACAACTTCACGCCCGAGCAGTTCGCTTCGCTGAAGACGCTGCTGCAGAAGCTGAAGGTGAAATACCCCAAGGCAAAGATTCAGGGCCACCGAGATTTCCCTAACGTGGCCAAGGCCTGCCCGTCATTCAGTGTTGCTGAGTGGCTTAAGGTTGCACAATTGGATACCTAACCGAAAGATATATGGATAAGGACGAAAGTACATTTCTCAGACACACACCTTGCGAAAACTGCGGCTCGTCCGATGCCAACTCTCTTTACTCGGACGGCCACCAGTTCTGTTTCGCATGTAACACTCACGTCAAGGGTGACGGATCATGTTCAGAAGCACCAGCCAAGAAGAAGGCAGCAGGTTTGATTCAAGGTACACACCAGGACCTCATCAAGCGAGGTATCAGGGAGGACACCTGTCGAAAGTTCAACTACCAGGTAGGCGAACACGCAGGAAAGACAGTCCAGATTGCCCCATACTTCGATGCCACTGGAGCTATGGTCGCCCAGAAGATCCGTGGTGCCGACAAGAACTTCTATGTCCTAGGAGATCTCTCATCGGCGCAACTCTTCGGCGCAAACCTGTGGAACTCAGGCAAGAAGATCGTTGTCACTGAAGGTGAGATCGACTGCCTCACAGTCTCTCAAGTCCAGGGCAACAAGTGGCCTGTCGTGTCCATCCCGACCGGCTCCAAGGGTGCCAAGAAGGCGGTCCAAAAGAACCTGGAGTACCTCAACCAGTTTGAGGAAGTCATCTTCATGTTCGACATGGATGACCCAGGCAAGGAAGCTGCTGCCGAATGTGTGCAGCTCTTCGAGTCAGGCAAGGCGAAGATCGCTTCGTTGCCCTTCAAGGATGCCAATGAGTGTCTGCAGAAGGGACAACCTGAAGCCATCGTCTCTGCCATGTGGAACGCCAAGGCCTACCGGCCTGATGGCATCCTCGCAGGCTTAGACCTGTGGGACGAAGTCTCCAGCAATGAGGTCATCGACTCTGTACCATATCCATGGGAAGCCCTGAACAACATCACTCGTGGTGCTCGTAAGGGTGAGTTGGTGACGCTCACTGCTGGCTCTGGCGTTGGCAAGTCAGCCATCGTTCGTGAAGTAGCACACCACCTACTCAAGGCTGGTGAAACCGTTGGCATGATCATGCTCGAAGAGAACCCTAAGCGAACAGCCCTGGGTCTCATGGGCATCGAACTCAACAAACCTTTGCACCTCAGCAGGGAAGGGGTCAGCGATGACCAACTGCGAACCGCATTCGACTCTACTGTCGGCTCTGGTCACCTATATCTCTACAACCACTTTGGCTCTAGCGACATTGACAATCTCATTTCCCGAGTCCGCTTTCTGGCTAAGGGCTGCGGCTGCAACTGGGTTGTGCTCGATCACCTTAGTATTGTGGTTAGTGGCCTCGGTGATGGTGACGAAAGACGACTCATCGACAACGCGATGACGATGCTCCGTACCCTGGTCGAAGAGACAGGGGTAGGGATGTTCCTCGTGTCACACCTCAAGCGTCCTTCGGATGGCAAGGGGCACGAGGAAGGGGCCAAGACATCACTGTCTCAGCTCCGTGGTTCGCACTCGATTGCACAACTCAGTGACATGGTCATTGGCTTGGAGCGCAACCAGCAAGGTGAAGATCCCAACGTGACCACTCTGCGTGTCCTGAAGAACCGGTTCTCCGGTGAGACAGGCGAGGCAGGGTATCTCCGTTATGACCGCGACACCGGTCGTCTCTCAGAGACCACTGGTGATTTCAAAGACGAAACATCCGTTTTCAAAAACGAAACATCGGAATTTTAAATGACACAGAATCAGATTCTCCTCGCACATTTCAACAAAGCCAAAAGCATTTCGCAGCGTGAAGCCTTGGTGGATTACTCCATTCAGTCTTTGACCAAACGTATCAGCGAGCTGAAGGCAGCGGGTCACAACATTCAGACCCAGTTCAAGAAGCACCCAGTGACCGGCCAGCGTTACGCTCGCTACGTCCTGAAGAAGTAATGTGGCTCCCACCCAACCTTGAGGATGCCTACAAGACAGCCGCATGGGCTGCTGCTCTTGGAGGTATCTTCGGCCTTTGTCTTCTGACCTTTGGCCTATGGATACTGTTCAATTGTCCGGCAACGCTTACCAGTTCTCCGTAAGGCGATCTGGAGTTACAGCGCATCACGTATGGCTGGAATTTACCAGTGAACCCTGTGGACGCACAGGGGTACGGACTTCTCGGAGGTGACAAGCCTCCACCTATTTATTGCTAGTCGAAAGGGACAGCGTGGCACTAATATTCGATTTGGAAACAAATGGTTTGCTTGATGATGTTTCAAAGATCCATCTGCTTGTAATTAAGAACACAGAGGATGGACTTCCACCCGCATCTTATACAGGTGATGAGGTCGAGGATGGACTACGACACTTGATGAAGTGTTCTGACCTTACAATCGCTGGTCACAACGTGATCAAGTACGACATCCCCGTCATCCAGAAACTGTACCCTTGGTTCAAGGTAGATCCCACCAAGGTCTTCGACACATTGGTCGCCACGCGATTGATCTGGGCCAACATCAAGGACCATGACAATCAACTCCTGAAACAGGGCAAGCTCCCAGGTAAACTCTACGGGTCTCATTCCCTGGAGGCCTGGGGCTACCGCCTCGGTATGCTCAAGGGTGAATACGAGGGCGACACAAAGCTCATCGCTCACCTCATCGAGCAGGGCATGGACGAGAAGTCCGCCAAGAAGGAAGCCTACGCGAAACGCTGGGAGGAACTCAACGATGACATGCTGGAATACGGTGTGCAGGACGTTGAGGTCACCGATGCGTTGTACGCGAAGATCCTCTCAAAGGAATACGCACAGGAGGCTTTGGACCTGGAGCACCAGATAGCCTGGCTCATGGCCAAACAGGAACGCAATGGCTTCTGCTTCGATATGCGGAAAGCTGCAACCCTGTTG